ATCGCCAATGTCGTCAGAAGTGAAAGGTTTACCCTCATATATCCAGGGGTTTTCGTAAACTCGTTCCTTAACCACTTAATCATAGTATTACTCTTCTGTATTTATGTCGCATCCAGCATCAATTAATGCCTCAGTAGCGATCTTAATTGAGTCTTTAGAGATATCCATGGTGGTACAATCACGTCCTAGATTATAGCATGCAAGAGCAGTAGTTCCTGACCCACAGAAAGGGTCTAAAACTTTACCATCAGGAGGACATGATGTCCTTACAATACGTTCAAGTAACTTAACTGGTTTTTGTGTTGGATATTTACGCTTGTTCTTTTCAGAACGTGAGATGAAATGAATATCATCCCAGAAATTTTGAATTGGAGACCCTTTGGACTCATCTAGATAGATCTTTTTATATGGAAGATTAGCACCCCAGTGAATAAGATTTTGCTCGTGTAAAGTTTTAGTTTTATCTTCAGCAAATCTCCACCCATACTGAGGATTATACCCATTGTATTCATACATGTGACCAATACGAGACTTCTCTCCAGTCAACTTACCTAGTGCATAGAATCCTTTATCATCTTTGTTCTTAAAAGAGTTCTTAGCATAGGTTTCATCCAGTGGTTGATACTCTACATTGAAGTATGGATCACCTTTTTTGAATACAAGAATAGAATCTACTATGTTACCCCACCCCTTACGGATGTTGTTCTTAGGTCCAGAACGTTTCCAAGAAATATTTGTATAAAATTTAGATCTAATGTCCTTTGTAACATCACCTAAGACTAAAGCATTAGAATCAAAGTTGTTGTGAGCATACAACCAACCATTAGGTTTGAGTGCAGCAAAACAATCTTGAATTACAGATGCATACCACTCAATATATGCGTCTGTTGACTCCCATTTATCATCAAATGCTACCTTCTTATCTTTTTCAAACATAAAAAATTCTCGATCCAATCCGAAGGGAGGATCGAGATATACAACATCGTATTCGTCATCATAATTTGAAAGGTTTTCAACCCTTTCTCTCAAAATTTTGATCATAATTTAAAATTAGAAAACGTATCTTTCTTTACGTCTTGTTTAATACTACCTATCATGTAAGATTCTACTTCTGTTTCTTGTGGTGCTACTTGTAGTCCTTTAGAAGACAACCAGTGTGCTGTCCATGGAAGTGGATTGTTAGCGATTGGAGCATCGAAGATAGGATTTAGTCCAATAGATTTTAGACGGCGGTTAGCAGTCCATTCTACGTACTTAGAGAGTAGTTTGTCGTTTAAACCGATGATAGATCCATCTTTGAACAAGTAATTTGCCCAAGACTTTTCTTCTTCTACGCACTCTCTGAACATATTATACACGTTTTCCTCTTCTTCCGCAACTATTTGTTGCATATCTGCATCATCACCCTTCTGCCAGTTCTTAATAATATTCTGAGTCACAGTCATGTGCTGTGATTCGTCTCTAGCAATGAGTCCGATGATCTTAGCAGATCCTTCCAAGAGTTTAAGTTCGCCGAAGGCGAAAGAACATGCAAACGATACGTAAAATCTAACTCCTTCAAGGATGTAGACATTCGCAATCGCTCTGTATAGTTTTCTTTTGAGTTCATATAGTTCATTTTGTGCTAGTGGTACTCCAGTTAGATTGTGTTCCCACATTCTTCCAGACCCATATTCATTTGCTGCCTGTAAGAAATTATCATATGCTGCTGTAACAGACTTTGCTCTCTGTAAAATCTTTTCATCATCTAGAATAGTATCAAAGACCTCTGATGGATCAGGGTATACGTTCTTAATAATGTGTGTGTATGATCTACTATGAATCATCTCCATAGTCTGCCATATGTTCATGCACCCTTCTAACTCAGGTAGTGAGCAGAAAGGACTAAAAGCCATCCCAGGACCACGCCCTTGTACAGAGTCAAGGAGGATCTGATACTTGAGATTGCTAGTAAATATGTGTTTCTGTGCATCATTTAGAGTCTGATAGTCAGCACGATCTTTTTGAAGAGATACCTCTTCTGGACGCCAAAAATAACCCAACTGAGTCTGTGTTAATCTGTCGAAGATAGGGTACTTAAATTTATCATAACGTTGGACACCAAGGGGAGGTCCAAAAAACATTTTTTGTTTTGTGTTATCAACAATGTCTGTGTTAAACACAGTCATTCCTTTAACTTTAGTACGCATTGGTTCTCCGTTGGTTCTAAATTTTGCAACTGTCACAATCTTCCTCCTGTTCTGCAAAGATATCGTTTAATAGGTTCTCTAAACCTTGTTTCTTTTCTTCTTCTTCAGAAAGATCAGTCTTGACATCATATGTATTCTGGTAGTAAGAAGTTTTCCAACCATATTTGTATGTGGTTAGGAAGTCCTGCGCCATCAAAGACACTGGTACCTCATTGTTATTATAATTTTCTGGGTTGTAGCTCCAGTTACCAGAAATTGCTTGGTCAAAGAATTTCTGCATAGCAGCGACAACTTTGATGTAACCATCATTACCCTTCATTTCCCAGAGAAGAGTGTAGTTATTCTTGTACGCATAGTACTGAGGGACAATTTGCTTAAGAGGTCCTTTCTTGGACTTCTTAGTGGACAAAAAGGCACGGGGTGGTTCGATTCCGTTTGTTGCATTAGACACAACGGAACTGCTCTCCGATGGCATTTGTGCGGACAAAGTGCTGTGCCTGAGTCCATAGGTTGCGATATCATACCTAAGACCATCCCAATCATAATTCAACTCCTCACCGCAGAACTCATCAATGTCTCGCTTGTATGTGTCGATTGGTAAGATACCATCTGCATACTTGGTGCGATTAAAGTATTCACATGCACCCTTTTCTTGGGCGATTGCGTTGCTTGACTTAAGGAGATAGTACTGGAAAGCTTCAGACAAGTCGTGGACTGCTTTCCATGCGGCAGGATCGTCATATTTGTAACCGTTCTTTGCTAGGTAGTGTGCAAGTCCGATAAATCCAACACCCAAGGAGCGACGTGCAAGCGTACTAATTTTTGCTGCCTCTACTGGGTAATTCTGATAGTCAATAAGTTCCTCTAGACCTCGAACAGATAGGTCACAGAGATTTTCAAGTTCATCTAACTTATTGATTTTGCCTACGTTGATAGCAGACAGGATACATAATGCGATTTCACCCTCTCCATCAATGTGTTGTAGAGGATCTGTAGGCAAGGTAATTTCTTGACACAGATTACTCATGTTCACTTTGTCTTTAAATGAGGAGTGAGTATTACAATGGTCGATGTTCATTAGATACAAACGACCAGTCTCTGCACGTTCTTTTAAGATGTCCAGAATAAGTGCTTGAGCACGGACAGTTTTCTTCGGAATAGTCTCGTCAGATTCATAACGTGTATAGAGATCATCAAACTCGTCAGTCCCAAAAGCATCGTACAGACCTGGGACATCGTGAGGTGAGAATAGGGTGATGTTAGAATCTTCGATGAATCTTTCATAGAAGATCTTTGATGTTTGGATTGAGTAGTCAAGTTTCCTTACCCTATTATCTTCTGTACCTTTATTGTTCTTGAGGACAATAATATCCTCTATTTCTTGGTGCCAAATGGGGAAGTGGACAGTCGCTGATCCACCTCTAATGCCGTTTTGAGTGCAACATCGGACAGTTGCTTCAAACTTTTTGAGGAACGGTACAACACCTGTGTGTTGAACTTCGCCGCCCCTGATTTTAGCGTTGATCCCACGGATCCTACCTGCGTTGATACCAATCCCAGCCCTTTGTGCGACATAACGACCAATGGCCATATCAGAAGTAAAAATACTATCCAAGGTGTCGTCACAGTCAACCAAAACACAAGACGCAAACTGCCGAAGAGGGGTGCGAACTCCTGCCATGATGGGGGTGGGGATGTTGATTTTGTGTCTACTCGTTGCTTCGTAGTATCTTCGTACATAGTCTAACCTCGTGTCCTTTGGATAGTCTTGGAATAGTGTTGTAGCAATCATTATGTACATGAACTGAGGAGTCTCATAGACCTCCCCACTGCTACGATCTTGTACAAGATATTTATCCGCTACTTGTCTAATACCTGCATATGTAAACAAATAATCTCTCTCATGATCGACAAAACTTTCGATCGTTTCCCACTCAGATGTGTTGTACTTATCAATAATTCCTTCGTCATATACACCACGCTCTACACAACGTCTCACATGCTCTAAAACAGGTGGATGACCATTTGCCCACACATCAGCAAAGACTTGTTTCTTAAGTCCATACAGGAGCAACCTAGCGGCAACAAATTGATAGTTAGGAGTCTCTAAACTAATCAAGTCACTAGCAGATCTGATAAGAATTTCTTGGATTTCATCAGTTGTAATACCATCGTATAACTGAATACCAGAATTCATTTCTACTTGAGAAGAACTTACTCCTCCACCGAGACCTTCACATGCCTCTTCTACTACTTTATGAATTTTTTCTAAATTTAACTGTTCAACAGAACCATTACGTTTCTTGACTTGTGTACCGTGACCGTTGCTCATACTTTTTTCCAGTGGTTTAATTTTAATTTTGCTTCTAATCCTTGATAGACATTAGATTCTACCATTTTTTGCACGTCATGTCCAGCGAGAACCATATCATTGATATCTTTCTCTTGTATATTATTTGACCAGATGACTACCTTATCTCCTCTATCGACGGCGGTGGAGATTTTACTGACGATTTCTCTGTTACGAGGTTCGTTATCATAAACCCAAATATAATCGCTCCAACCAAACGACCTAGGATCAAGATCGGACCCAGCCATAGCAACCGAGTTTTCCAGGAACGTTGAGTCGAAGGGTCCTTCGACGATATAAATGGGTTCATTATGTTTTACTGTGTTTAATCCGAACAGTTTAGGTTTGTCTTCGTCCAACATGATCGTGATGTATCTTAGTTTTGCCGTAGGGGCTAGCGATCTGCCTTGGTATCCGAAGAGTTTTCCTTCCTTGTCCTTAAATGGGATGATTATACGGTCACTATCTTGTCTTAGAGTATCAAATGTTTTCTTTTGCTGATTTGTCCATTCCTTAAACTTAGGACAATAGTAGAAATGTTCTAGTTTTTTGATGCCTCTTTTTTCAAGATAGATACGTGCTGGGTGAGAACTATTTAGTTCAGAAATTTGCTCAAGATCAATATTTTTTGTATCCTTTTTTGCAAAAATTGGTTTTGGAAAATTGAACTTTGGATTGGGTGTAAAAGAACCCTTTCCAGTCTTAGATTTAGAGTCTCGAAACTTCTCCATGATGTAACGATCATGAAGTATTGGGTCTTGATCCTTTAAAAAATTAGACAGTGTTCTTCCTATACCACAGTTGTGGCATTTGTACACATAGTCGTTTTTAATTCTGAAGATATATCCCCTTGCTTTGTTCTTATGCTTCTGTGAGTCACCACAATAGGGGCACCTAAAATTCCAAACGTGCTTACGTTTCTTGGCGAAATGAGATAATCGGAAAGATACTAGTCCGATGTATTCCTCATCAATTAACATTCATCTTCAAACAACTAGTCTTTGTATACTAGCAGAAGATCTTTGAGGAGTCAAGAAATTGTTATTTCTGAGGATAGGTGCAACGATTTGTAACACTGTTACGAGTGTTGTAAGCACCGCTGTAGCACCTATAACAAATTTACCGTTAATATTTACCTGTTTTTGTAGAGCAGTTACTCTCTTATGGAGAATCTCATTGTCCTTTGAATGATTCTCCTTCATTTCTTCGATCATCTTGATGATCAGTTGGTCGGAACTCTCCATTCCATCCAAACGATTCTCATGACGTTCTAAAATAATTGCTATTTTGTTACTGTTTGATGATATCTCACCCACAGCACGCTCTAACTTCTCTAGCATTTGCTGAGAGAGGTCTTCATAAATATCTAGTTTGCTCTCAAGAACTGCTATATTTTTGCCGACCCCGAACGCCATTGTATTTTCCTAAATTAGATGTTTCTGATAGCGAAATCTAATGCTGACTGGAATGTAGCAGCATCTTTATTCAACATATAACGATACTGATCCTGCTTCTCGCCTTCAAGTTGTGCGTAGCAAGCAGCAATTTTTTTAGCAGAGAAATTATCTAGATTCTGTTGAGATCCATCACCAAAAGTGATCTTAGCAAAATCTGTTTCTCCAACTGTTCCAGTCATTTCTGAGGTTGCAACTTGTAGTGCAATGTCCATTGCGTCCATAGTTTGATTCTCCATAATAATGTTTCCTTCTGGTTCGACAGAATTTTTTTGTAGTTTCTTTGTCTGTGAAGAAGCTTTCTTCTTAAAGTCAGACAAACGTGCCTTCATTAACACGTCCATTTCAGATGTCTTATCCTGCATAGACTTCTTTGCAGATGACTTCTTGTCCTGAAGTGCCTTCTGACGCTTCAGTTTTTTCATTTGACCAATCTGCTTTTGAGCTCTCTCAGTCTCTGAGGGAACTCCGTATTCAGAAATAGTTTGTTTTTCTAATTCTTCCTTCATTTTCTTACGGTTGGTGATACGTGAGAGCATTTGACGGGCACCTTTGGTACGTCCATCAACTTTATCTTGATTCGCTTTTTTATATTTCCGAGCAGATTTCGGATTAACAAATACGAATGCTGGCGGCATCGAAAGATGAGCGCCGTCTCCAGCGATCATTTCATTTAGATTAGGTTCAGTTGCCTTAGACATTCTTCGTCTATATCAGTATTTAGCGAGGGGGGTAGTCTATCCAAGAATTTCATAAATGCTCTAAGAATAGACCAGTGGTTTGCATCAATTTTATAAAACAAAAGCGGTGTCGCCGCGTCACCAAATGCATTATAAAGAATAATGATATGGTTCAATATGAGATGGACTTTGAAGTCACCCGAAGTTTCATATCTTCTGAGTAGTCGTTTGATATATTTGAAACGCTTGAGATCTTCCTCAAAGTCCTCATAAGTTACAGATAGTGGATTATCGTAGTGCTTGATAGCAAAGATCATCCAGTTTTCATGATTTAGTTCGTCAAATTTCATTCATATTAGTTAACGAATGTTAGAGTTGCTTCAGCAGAAATTACCTCAACACCACCGATAGAGTTATTTACCTTAACTCTATACTTGTCTCCAGAATCAGCAGCTTGCTGACCTGTAAGAGCAAGAGATGCACTGGTTGCACCAGAAACATCAACGAATGCTGATCCAGCAGCATCATACTTCTGCCATTGATAGGTGAGTGAAGCACCTGCACCTGTAGAAGAAGCGACAACGGTAAATGTTGCAGCACCACCAGAGGTATCCTGATCAGCAGGATCAGTAGTAATAGTGATAACAGAAGTAACGTCACCGACTACTGCGTCATCGGAAGCGTCACCACTTACCTGAGAACCATCCTTGAATGAAGCAATGCATTCTGCCTTATGGCGAGTGCTACCTGCTGCATCAGTATAAGTTCTGTATGCCCACCATCCAGGTCCTGAGATACCACGAGCTTTGTTTTCTGTGAGTTGTGCCTCTGTGAGACTTACTCCAAGAATTTGCACGTTAGCTGATTGTGAATCACCACCACGTAAAACGTAGTCAGCGAGTGCTTTAGGGGCAGTACGACGAACAGCACCTGCTAAAGAAGCATTTGTTGCTGCCGCATAGTTTGTACCCAGAGTGATCTGAGTATCACTATCTACACTGTTAACGAAATAACGAACTCCACTGAGTTCAATAATGTCGCCTGCGTCGATAGAATCTGCAGCGTTTTTTGTTACGGTTGCTGATCCGCTAGTGACGCCGACTGCATTACTAAACGTTGCAGCGTCAATGAGTCCGAGGATTGGCATGGTTTTCTCGTATTATTTTCTGTATTTTATTTATAAAACTTAGTCTCTGGTTGCTAATGCAGCCTTAACTGTCTCCAACAACTTGTCGTCCATGTCTGTTTTGGTAAGTTTTACCGCTTTTCCAAGGATGACTAGACATAAGTCAATTAACTTTTCTCCCAACTCTGAATCATCAGGAATTTTGTTTACTGCATCTGATACAATTTTAGATGCGAATGGTAGTAGGAATGATAGCATGATTAAAATTCACATAGTTTACATGTTTATTTATTCTTGTTCTTATGTTTCCATGCAGTAGCGTACGCGATGGATTTTTCATCCTTCGTTAGTTTACCATCTTTTGCGTATGATCTTTTAATGTGTTTGATCATACGCTCATACTTTTTTCCCTTCGGTGCCTCTTCTTTGACGTAAATATCCTTTGTTTTCTTAGGTTTATTAGGGTCTTTCCCATCGTCAATCTCAGGCATCACCTCGACTCTCTTTCCTTTTTTACCTTTAGGCTTGTCGTCGCACTCGCAAGCCTCAGTTACTTTTTTGAGGATCTATTCTTAGCAGCGATGATCTTAGTAACCTTCTTACGACGAGCATGTAGGTACTTATCTGACTTATCTACGTCACCATCGTTGTCGATATCAGCATCTGCCTTACCAACTGGATCAAGTTTCTCACCAAAAACCTCACGATTCTTAGCATCGTTAACGAAATGCTCATGCATTCCTTCAACAGTCACTTCTAATTCCTCAACAGGAACGTTATGGATAATTGTACCATGCTCACTCTTAATATCATAATGAGTTACAGTTCCATCTTCTAAAAGAGTGTGCTCACCATGAATTACATCATACTCTTCTTTCTTATACTTAACTTTCTTAGCACAGTTGTGCTTTTTAACCATCTTACCATCAACTTTCTCAAAATATTCTCTCATATCAGAGACAAAATACTCCTTAAGATGATAACCTTTGTCGTCGCAATGGTTACAACCTTCACCTTTACACTCAGGACACTTGACTTTATGTGATTCTTTTACACAGTTAGGAACAGTCTTACCACCTTTCTTCTTAGTTCCTGCTGCCTTGTATCCTTTCCAACATGTAGATGCACCAACGTTCTTACGTGCAGTTTCCATACTACCTTCTTCAATAACTTCTCTCTCAAAGATATAAAGTGCTCCGTCTAACTCGAAGGATACCTCTTCTTTAGCAGTTCTTGCAGCCTTTTTAAACGCATCCTTTGCTGGATAGTCTTTGGAGCCAGGTTTCGCAGGAGATTCTCCTCTCTTTCTCTTTGCGTGGATGTTTGCGTAGAGTCCTTTCTTTCCTTCCTCAACATTTTCTGCTTCCTCTCTTGCTACTAGTTTTGTAGTATCGCGAATTTCAGCACCATGGGATTGTTGAACACCACCAGAAGCAGATCCCTGTCCTATAGTCATAGAACCTACAAGCGCAGTTGCAGGATCAGGAGCACCTGCATTTGCCTTAGGATCTTTACTAGAAACATCATCTCCTTTCTCTTTTGACTTATCACAAGTAGGAATTGTACCTGTATCGAAAGCAGGTTTCTCGTAAGAACCAATAGGTGTCTCGACTTTCTCTTCTTCTACAGTGGACTGTTGGAATGTATCACCATCCATCCATTTTTTATAAGAGTCTATAATTGCTTCAGAATATGCGTCGTTATGTCGCACTGATGTTGATGGTGTTGGCTTGTCCATGAGTAAAAAATAGTGTTCTCCTTGGTTTATTTATAACTTCGTTGACTTCCCTGATGTCTCGCACCCATGCGCGGAACATCTCATTACTTTCAGTCACACAAATTACATAGTTTGGACCAGTGCGAATGATTTTTCCTTTTGCACCAGTGTTTACATTCATAACAGTCTTCCCTTCAGTAAAGACATTACCTTTACGGAAATTTTGTCTGAGTGCTTGTTCTTTTATATCTTTAAAAGTTTTCATTTAAAGTTAGCGGGTAGTCTATTATCAATTTCTTTCATTAATTTTCTTGTATCTTGATCTGATAGTGACCTAGGAATCCCTTGGCGAAATGCCTTAAAGTCTCCATCATTAGCAGCACGTCTCATTTTAGTTCCTGAGATAGAAAATGTATCTCCGTCCGCGTCCCTGCTACCAGAAGATTCAATATAAATTTTACGAAAAGAATATTCAGTACCATTATATCTATGTAGGAACTTCATAGCGTTAACTCTATCAGATCCTACTAAAAAATGAACTTCATCATATCCTCTCATCATTAGATCTTGCATAATTGCTACTGGATCTCTGGGTCCAGAGATAATTTTACCTTTATGTTGAGGGAACATCTTATTCATATAAGAAAATTTTACCTCAGGAGGAAGAGGGTTACTACCTTTTGTATCAACACTCTGTGAGATATAAAGCAAATAATCATTTGTCCCTGCTGCACGCTTTACACTATTAAAACTCTCAGCATGACCAGTGGTAGGTGGTTGAAACCTACCAAATGTAAAGTAGCAAACCTTTCCATCTAACGCCATTGCTTTTGAAGAGTGAAGTTGTTGTATGCAAACTCAAGACGATTAACGAACTTAATCATATCTCCGTCCTTATGAAGAACATATCCCTCAGGAGTTGTGACTTTATATCCTTTCTCCGTCTGAACAAAAGTTCTAAATTCCTCTAAGTGATCTAGTTTATCTATAACCATTTGCTTCACTTCTTGTAGTTTTTTATACAGAGAAAGCATCGCTTTAAACTTAGTTTCGTTCTCCATAAGATAGTTCTCACTCTTGTATACAAGATTTCTTTTAGCAACAAGATTTTTTTCTGTCTTAATCTTGCCTAATTCCTTACTCATTTTTTCATGATAAAAATTAGTAAGGTTTTCTAAGGTTTTTGATACGTTTCCTATTGATCTAGCGTTTTTAATTTCATTATTAAAAAACTGTTTGATATATGATGCTACATGAAATTTATCATCTCCTGTAGTACCAGATACATCTACAAGTTCATTCAAAAAATCACCACATTCTCTGCACATACGTTCAATTTCTCTAATAGAACTCTCAAACTTATTCAATTCTACACGACTCATACCAACTTTATGCATAGGTGTGTCGTTTTTTACTATGAATACATCATTAGATTCTTTAACGTCAGCACCTGCCTTTGCTTGCATTGTAGGTAAGTCAGATCCTGTGTAGTGTGTGTGAAATACTACGCCGATTTTCGCTCTGCTCGCTTTTGTTCCAAGATCATGATGCACAGGAATACCATAGGTAATCGTATTAGGTCTAAATGTGTATAGTTTTTCTCCTTTAATGGTTTCATTTCTTAAATCCGTTGTGAATAATAGATCTCCTTGGACTACTCCTGTAATATTTAACTTACTAAAATATCGGTAAGAAAATCTTAGTTTTTCTGCTAGATCTCCAGTATACATTTCATCTACATCTTCCTCAGAATAGCAAATTTTAGGAGTATCTTTGTTAAACACAGACTTAGTACCAACAAAGAAAATATTAGCAAGAGGATCTATACCACAAACTACAGAAGGAGCACCGTCCCACTTAGTCTGCATGAATCCACTAGTTTCTTGTTGACCTAACATCTTTTGTAGTTCTTCTAGGAATGATACTGACGCTATACATCCATCAACGCCATAGTTCAGCATCTCATCTTCCAGATGTTCTAAATGTTTGAGTTGTTTAATGTTCGCCATTAGTCGTCGTAACCATCCTCTGCTATACTATAGACTTTCTCATCCTTAAACTTATATCCTGACTGTAATTTATCTGGCCATGGATCAGGACTTCCACTTGTATCTCTAATATTAAATTTCAATTCCATAACAGGAGTCTGTACAGTGATATCAACACGTTGTCCTTTACCAGTTCGACCACCGTAATGAACAGTTACTGAACTGACTTTGGTTGCTTTATCACATGTGTCCTTCTTCATAGGAAAATTTTTAATTTTACTACCACTTTCTTTATGTGCATAGTGATATCCATAACCAATAGACCCACGTATCATTGACTCCAACAATCTTCTATTGTATTTGGGGTTTGCAACATCACCACCACTAACAACTGATCCTGCTTTAGCTTCATTGAATACTTTACAGAACCTAGTATTTTCAATTCCAAAAGTTTCTAATACTTTTTCACCAACAGTACCTGTAATCTTACCATTCTCTATGTCTGTTTGTGTAAATATTTTTTTAACACCAAGGTTAGACATAGTAGTAGTTCCACCTTTTTTTAAGGATAGATAAATTATTTTTTCGCTTTCATTTTTACATCTAGTCTTTAATGTTAAGTCAGTAACAGTAGATCCTATGTCGTAATTATTAGCATCAGCATCGCCAATTTTCCAGTTCCCTCCAACAAATTGTATTGGTCTTTTCTTATTTTGTGTACCTTCAGCAGTTACCTTAACAACTTGACAGTCTTCTAATTTATAAAACTTAATTAGATCAGCAATAAAATCTTTGTATGGATTACTATTATACTCTTCTCCTTCAATCCAATCGTTTAACCCTTTCTCTAATTGTGCTTCAAACAAATTACCAGTGTTACCTGTACCACGATTACCTCTACTACCATCACCCCAGGTAATTTTAAAATTACTATCTAATTTACATTCTCTTTTTAACTTTGCAATATCAACATCACCATTTAAAGCACGCATTAACTTTGCACTTTTTCCAGATGTGGTAGTAGGATTAAATGCTAATGGATTATTAACACCATGTGTTTCACTTACTTTTCTATAGAAAGAGATTATTCCTCGAACGTATTTTTTATCAATACTACTCCCTGCGACTTTTCGCATCTCTGCAAGACTTGTAGGTATGCTATTAAATGCCATAAGAAAAACCTCCCAACTTATTTAGTGGGAGGTAAGGATTAGATGTCCCCTTCCTTGCGGACTTCTGATTTTTGAATATCAAACTTACCATCAGGGTATCTTGCTGCAAGTTTCATCATGTTAGTCATCACAACTGTTTGAAAATCTACATTCAGTGCGAGACATGCTTGTGCTAGATACCAAAACACATCACCCATTTCTTTTACAAGGTGAGTTTTTGTATCATCATTTAGTTCCTTACCTTGAAATGCTATCTTCTTAACAATCTCAGTAAACTCACCACCCTCAGCAGTAATACCAACAGCAGCGGTCA